AGATATGAGATATAATCAAATGGCGGTCGACCAAGATTATTTCATTCCAGTTCGTGATCCATCACAAACAAATCCAATTGAAACATTACCTGGAGCTCAAAATTTAGGTGAGATTGCAGATATTGAATATATTCAAAAAAAGTTACTTGCTGCATTACGTATTCCGAAAGCATTTTTAGGATTTGAAGAAGTTGTTGGTGAAGGTAAGAGTTTAGCGATGATGGATATTCGTTTTGCAAGAACAATCAATAGAATACAAAAATCATTAATACAAGAATTAAATAAAATTGCATTAATTCATTTATACCTTTTAGGTATGGAAGATGAATTAAATAATTTTACATTGTCTTTAACCAACCCATCAGCACAATCTGATTTGTTGAAAATTGAACAATGGAAAGAAAAAATTACGTTATATAAAGACGCAACATCTGACCAATCTCAAATGGGTATCTTACCTGTATCACATACGTGGGCTAAGAAAAATATTCTTGGTATGAGTGAAAGTGAAGTGTTGTTAGATTTACAACAACAACGTTTAGAACGTGCATTAGGATTTGAATTAACAAATACGCAAAATGTTATTAAACGTTCTGGTTTATTTGATGAAGTTGATAAGAAATATGGTATACCTGAAGAGGAAAGAGAAAAGGCAATGGAAGCAGCATCTGCTGAAGCTGGAGGTGATATGGGTGGAATGGATTTAGGTGGTGGAGCACCGCCGCCGCCTCCATCGGCCGAAGGTGGGGTTGAACCATTAAGTGAATCTACTAAATCTAAAAAATCAAAGATATTAGGTATGTTGGGAGAAGAAAAACAAAGTTTTAATGACTTATTTGATATGGATAAAGCTCAACGTAATATTTATGAAATAGAAAACAAATTAAACGATATTTTAAACGATTAAAAATGAACAAATTCGGAACGGTAAAAAATAAAATTTTAACTAAACTTACAGAATCTTACGTAAAAGAAAATAAAAGTGAGATTAAAGAAGTTTTATCATTAATAAAAGAAAATAAAGATTTTAAAGAAATGTATTTGTTTTATGAAGAAATTGAAAACAAATATATTGAAGATAAGGAAATTGCAAAATTGTATGTAGAAGGATTAAGTACATACTTTGGTCAACCGATTGGTAATATGACCAATATAAACACGTTATGTGAATCATTACATAAGAAATTAGAAAATGTTGAAATTACATCAAATGATTTATATGAGTCATTAGATATGTTATCTGAAAAAGATTCGTTATCAAATATTGAGAAAAAAGTAATTGCAAAAAGAAAATTAATTGAACACTTAACAACTAAGAAAGAAATTTGTGAATCTAAAGGAACGACTATAATTTCTAACGAAAATTTATTAAATGCTGTGTTAGCGAACAATTTTAATGTACTATATTCTAATACATTAACAGAATCACAAAAAGATGAATTAAAAAATATTTTATCAATTTCTTATGATGAACTTATAAGTAAATCAAATGAATTATCTGAATCAATTATTAATCAAGTATCGACACTTATAAGTGAATCAAATGATACGGATTTAGCAAATAAATTAAATTCGGTGAAAGATGAGGTATCCAAAATGTCCCCGTCAAGATATAATTATTACAGATTAATAGAATTAAAAAATGGTCTTAGTTAAGACCATTTTTTATTTGTTGTACATAAATCGCTTTTAAACGTTCAGTTCTTTTCTTAACAGAAGGTTTAACAAATTGTTGTTTTTCCCTTAGTTTTTGAATTTGTTTTGTTTTTTGAACTTTTTGTTTATAAGTTCTTAAAGCAGATTCAATACTTTTTTCGTTGTTTAAATTTATTATAATCATAATTTATAAATATATTGCGAATATATGAAAATAATTTTGGAATTGTAATAAAATTTGTGTATTTTTTTATTAACACCATAAAATGTTAATAATATTATGAATTAATGAAAACAGGTAAGTATATCCCATTAGGGACTTACGATGAAGTAAAAATCGGTTACGGTACCGTAGATTTTAAAAATCTTAAAACCATTTATTTAAAATTCAACTCTTGGTTACAACCTGAGAATGAAACGGATGACTTTGACGTCACAATACATAAATCAAGACGTAAAGTAAAAGAAATAATTTATAATTTAAAAAATCCATTATTTAAACAACAATGTATTGTTGATTTAGATATTAGAACTAAGGGTATTAAAATGGAAAAGAGGTCATTTATGAACCTTGAAATCACATTATACGTTGATAGACAATTTGATGTAAAGTCAAAGGAAATAAAAAATAACGTAAAAGACGTATTAATTAATGTGATTGATAAGGGGTTAAATGATAAAAAATTATTCAATTTTTATAAATCAAAAAAATAATAGGGATATCCATGTATTTATAGTAATAAAATCTATAGATGAAGATATTAGGACCTAAAGATACTGGACACGGTATTTTAATTGAATACGACGCTGGACACGTATCTCCAGAAGAGAACAAACAAATCATTAGAGAGGCTAAGGAAATGGATTTTTCACAAGATTTAATCCTTTATGCCGTTTTACAAAAATATGATACTCCTAATAAGAACGGAAGAATTTATCCTGAAGTTCTATTAAAAAGGGAGAATGAAAAATATCAAACACTTATTAAAAAGGGTGGTGCGTTAAACGAATTAAACCACCCTTCTTCCTCACTTATTGACTTAGATAGAGTTTCCCATTCAATTCTTGAAACTTGGTGGGACGGTAAAATCCTTATGGGTAAGATAAAACTATTCACATCACCAGGTTGGAGAAAGATGGGAATTGTATCTACTAAAGGAGATCAAGCTGCAATGTTAATCATGAACGGAGCAACTTTGGGTATATCATCAAGAGGTGTTGGTTCATTAAAAAATATCAAAGGACAAAATATAGTTCAAGAAGATTTTGAGTTAGTTTGTTTTGATTTAGTATCATCTCCATCTACACCGGGTGCGTATGTTTTTTATGATCCATCAGAAAGAGAACAATACCAAGAATCGGAAGAAAAGAAAGGCACATTAGATGATAGAATGATTAAATTAATGGGTGGTTTAGATAAATTTTTATCCAAATAACATTTTTATAAGGGCTGGAATATTAAAAAACCGAGTTTTTCTTAAATCTCGTGTATTTATATATAATAAAAACAATAAATTTTCACAATGACTGAAAAATCTATTTTAGAACAAGCGTTACTTCAAGTACAGAATCTTGAAGAAGCAGTAAAGCAAAACGCAAAAGGTATACTTGCTTCAACTATGAAGGAAGAACTTAAAGACTTGCTTAAAGAATCATTGGAAGAAGAGGAGAAAGTTGAAGAAGAGACTGAGGTTTCTGAACAACCAACTTCTGACGAAGAGGACACAGATGATATGTCAGACGACGAAGATGAGGCAGATGATGCTGAATCTGATGACGCTGAAAATATGGACGACCTCGATAACGAACCAAGTAAAGACATTGAGTCATTAGATTCAGAAGTTGGTGGTGATGAAATGGGTGGTGAAGAATCTATGGATTCTGAAGATTCATTAGAATTACCTTCTGACGATATGGGTATGGATGACGAAGACGTTATGGACATGACAGGTGCTTCTGATGAAGAAGTATTGAAAGTGTTTAAGGCTATGAAACCAGAAGATGGTATTGTAGTTAAAAAAGACGGAAACAATGTTGAATTTGAAACAGCAGATGACGAGTATATCATCAAACTTGATGGTGAAGAAGAATCTGAAGTTGAAGATGAATTAGGTATGGAAGAAGAAATGATGCCATCTGAAGAAGAATCTGAAACTGAAGAAGAAACTATCTACGAAATTGAAATGGAAGAAGAAGAGATGGAAGAAGAAAAAGAAGTTGAAGCAACTGAAGGTGAATCAAAAGAAGAAGAACCTAAAGAAGTTGAAGCTACTGAAGCCGCTCGTACTTTCGCAAATGACGTTAGAGTACCTGCAAATCAAGGTAAAAAGTTTAAAGCTGGTCGTCATGAAATGAATGAAGAAGTTGAAAACTTGAAAAAGCAAAATGCTGAGTACAAGAAGGCACTTATCTTATTCAAAGAAAAATTAAATGAAGTTGCTGTGTTTAATGCAAACTTAGCTTACGCTACTCGTTTGTTCACTGAACATTCAACCACAAAACAAGAGAAATTGAACATTTTAAAGAGATTTGATTCAGTTTCAACGATGAACGAATCTAAAAGTTTGTTCTCAACAATAAAGTCAGAGTTAGGTACTAAAACAACTGTTACCGAAACTGTGGCAGAAAAAATCTCTAACACTCCAACAACTTCTTCTTCTACAGATGTATTATCTGAGTCAAAAGCTTATGAGAATCCACAATTCAGTAGAATTAAGGAGATGATGAAGAAAATAAAATAAATAAAAAACAAAAACCAAAATATTTTAAAATGGGAGCATTATTAGAATCAGGAATGGTAGGTAACATCGGTCTTAAGCACCTTAGAGTTATCAAAGAAGATACCATCAAAAAATGGGACGAATTAGGCTTTTTAGAAGGTCTTGAAGGTCACCAAAAAGATAACATCGCGCAATTGTATGAAAACCAAGCGTCACACTTAATCAACGAAGCAGCAGTATCTGATGCTAGTGGTTCTTTTGAGACTGTAGTTTTCCCAATTATCCGTCGTGTATTCTCTAAATTATTAGCAAACGACATCGTTTCTGTACAAGCAATGAACTTACCAATCGGTAAATTGTTC